TGCGCAAGGCGCGCGGGCGCAGATGGCGCTTGCGTATGAGACGGTTTACGGCACCCCGCCGGTGAGTGGGTTCCGGTTGATGCCCTTTGCCCGGACGACGCTCGGGTCCGAGCAACCCCTGCTGGAATCCGAACTGCTGGGCTATGGCCGCGATCCCCTTGCCCCGATCAAGGATGCGGTCACCGCCGACGGCGAGGTGGTAATCCCCATCGATGTCGAGGCCTTCGGCTATTGGTTGAAGGCGGCGTTCGGCCAACCGACGACCACCGGCACGACGCCGAAGACCCACACCTTCCAGTCGGGCAACTGGACGCTACCCAGCATTGCGATTGAAACAGCAATGCCGGAGGTGCCCCGCTTTGCGATGTATTCCGGCTGTGTGCTGGATCAGTTGTCGTGGCAGATGCAGCGATCCGGGCTGCTGACGGCGACAGCCCGCCTCGTTGCCCAAGGCGAAACCATTGCCGCCGCAACCGCCGCTGGCACGCCAACCGCGCTGGGTCTGCAACGCTTCGGCCATTTCAACGGCACGGTGAAGCGGAACGGCACGGCCCTCGGGAATGTCGTCTCGGCCGAGATCACGTATTCCAACAACCTCGACCGCATTGAGACCATCCGGGGCGATGGCCGCATCGACGGCGCCGATCCGACCATGGCGGCTCTGACCGGCCGGATCGAAGTCAGGTTCTCGGACAGCACCTTGGTGACCCAAGCCATCGACGGCAGCCCGTGTGAGTTGGAGTTCGTCTACAGCCTCGGCGCGAACGCGAGTTTTACCTTCACCGCCCATGCCGTCTACCTGCCGATCCCGCGCATCGAGATCGCCGGGCCACAGGGCCGTGCAGGCGAGCTTCGACTGGCAGGCCGCCAAGGCCGCCAGCCCCGCCCGCATGTGCACCGCCGTCCTTATCAACACCCTTGCAGGATATTGATCATGATCCGACTGAACCTCACCGCCACGCCGGAATGGCTGGACCTCGCCCCCGGCCTGCGCCTGCTGGTCGGCCCCCTGACCACCGCGCTCATGGTGTCCGCCCGCGCCGATCTGGCTGTGGAAACACTCCCCGAGGGGGCGACCCAAGAAGAAATGGCTCTGGCCATGGCAAAATCAGTGGCCCGTCGCGCGGTGTTGGATTGGGAGGGTGTCGGCGATGATGCGGGCAAGATCGTGCCCGTTTCGCCTGAGGGCATCGACGCTCTTCTGGAAATCTGGCCGGTCTTTGAGGCGTTCCAGACGCAATACGTCGCGCGCGGTCTACTGCTGGATCAGGAAAAAAACGTCTCCGCGCCCTTGCCGACTGGTCCATCGGCGGGGGCGACCGGTACTGCGCGGCCTGCACACCCTGCGAGGGCCGCGGGGGCATCTGCCCCGACTGCCCCGCAAGACTGAACCGGCCACAAACGCGGGACGGCTGGCAAGTCTGGGATCTCGTCGGCCGCCTTGGAGGGCAACTGCGGGTGATCCCCGGCGCGGTGCTCGGCTGGGACATGGGGGCGGCGCTCGCCATGGCCAACGCGCTGGGCATCGACACCCTGATCGCTGCCGAACTGCTGCCCGAGATCGAGGCGGTCATGGTGCGCAAACTGAACGAACAGATGGAAGGAGGCCGCGATGGCTGAGAAACGGGTCAGTGTGCGCCTCGTTGCCGAAGGCGGCCGCCAGGTCCGCGCCGAGTTGGAGGGCGTCGGCACGGCTGGCGCAAAGGGCCTTGGCCGCCTGTCGCGCGAGATGGAGCTGGCCAACACCCGGCTTAGCCGGTTTTGCGCGCCGGGCTGGGATCGCCATGTCTGCCGCCGCCGCTGCCGCCACAGCCTCGCTCGGCTTGATCGTCCGCTCCACCGCCGAGAGCGCCGCGCAAATCCGGCAGTTCGCGCAGGTCGCCAATGCCACGCCCGAAGCCCTGCAACGTTGGTCGGCCGGGGCGCGCACAGTCGGGATCGAACAGGAAAAGCTCGCCGACATCCTGAAGGACGTAAACGACCGGGTCGGGGATTTCCTGCAGACCGGCGGTGGGCCAATGGCGGATTTCTTCGAAAGCGTCGCCCCGCAGGTGGGCGTCACCGCTGACCAGTTCGCCCGCCTGTCGGGGCCAGAAGCCTTGCAACTCTACGTCGACACGCTGGAACGCGCCGGGCTCAGCCAGCAGGAGATGACCTTCTACTTGGAGGCCATGGCCTCGGACGCCACACGCCTCCTGCCGCTCCTGCGCAATGGCGGGGCCGAGATGGCCCGTCTGGGTGACCAGGCCTCCGACCTCGGCGCAGTGCTGGATACCGACGCCATCGAGGCCCTGCGGCGCACGCAGGTCGCCCTTGGCACGATGTCGCTGGTGTTCGAGGGGCTGCGCAACCGGATCGCCGTTGCCGTGGCACCTTCTGTCGAGGCCCTCGCAAACGCCTTCGTTGCCCTCGCGTCCGATGGCGGGATCCTGCGGACGGCCATCGACACACTGATCGGCAACCTCGGGCGTCTCACTTCTTACGCTGCCACCTTCGCCGCCGTCATGGCGGGCCGCTGGGTGGCGGGCTTGGCTGCTGCGGCCTTGTCGGTGCGCGGCCTCGCCACGGCGCTGGTCATTATGCGCGGGGCGCTGATCCGCACCGGCATCGGCGCGCTGATCGTCGGGGCGGGCGAGTTGGTCTATCAGTTCACCCGGCTGGTCGCCGGGGCGGGCGGGGTTGGCGAGGCGTTCCGGCTGCTGGGTGATCTGGCGCGCGAGGTCTGGTCGCGCATGGGGCTGGCGCTGGACGGGGCGCTCGCGCGCATGTCCGCAGGTTGGGAGGGGCTGAAGGCGGCGGGGCTGTCAGCGCTGGAGGGCACCATTGCAGGCGTGGTCAGCTTCGGCGACCGGACAGCGGCGATCTTCCAGGGCGCCTATGACGCCGCCGTCGCCATCTGGGCCAGCTTGCCCGGTGCCATCGGTGATTTCGCATTTCAGGCGGCGAACGGGCTGATCTCTGGTGTCGAGGCGATGCTGAACGGCGTGGTCACGCGCATCAACAGTTTCATCAACGGGCTAAACGCAGCACTGGCCCTGCTACCGGAATGGGCGACGGGCGAGGGTGGCGTGCGGATCGGCACGCTTGACCCGGTGGGCCTCGCGCGGATCGGCAATCCCTTCGAGGGCGCAGCCGAGGCTGCCGGGGCGGCGGCGGCGGATGCCTTTTCTGCCGCGCTGTCGCGTACCTATCTGGAACCGCCCGATCTTGGTCTTGGGGCCATGGCCGAGGATGCCCGCGCCCGCGCCGACGGTTATCGCGAGGCCGCTGGCATGCTTGCCGATGCTGCCGGTCGACCGCTGGGCAGTTGGCAGGCGCTCAAGGATGCCATGACCGGAACCGGAGCGGAGGCCGAGGCTGCGCTGGCAGGTGCCGCTGCCGCCGCCAGCGCGCTGGGCGAAGAACTGGACGACACGGGCGGTGCCGCAGGTCGCGCCGGGGCGGCGGGTCGCGCGGCCGGGGCGGCAACCGCAGAGGGCGCAGAAACCGCGCTGACCGGCTGGGCGGCCGTCACAGAAGCACTGGCAGATTATGCCGCCAAGGCCCGCGACATCGGCGGCGATATCGGACAGGCGCTGGTCGGGGCCTTCCAGAGTGCCGAGAACGCTGTGGCGACCTTCGTCAAAACCGGCAAGCTCGACTTCCGCGACCTTGTCACCTCGATGATCGCCGATCTGGCAAGGCTGGCAGCGCGGCGGTTCATTTTGGGCCCGATTGCCAATGCACTGTCGGGCGCGCTGGGCGGCGCGGGCGGGCTGTTTGCCAATATCCTGCACGCAGGCGGCATGGTCGGATCGCCGGCCCCGGGCCGGATGGTGCCATCGCTGGCCTTCGCGGGCGCACCGCGCATGCATTCCGGCGGATGGGCAGGGCTGCGCCCGGACGAGGTTCCGGCGATCCTGCAGCGCGGGGAACGGGTGCTCTCGCGACGCGAGGCGGCAGGATACGGCCAGTCCAGCGCGCCAACGGTCAACGTCACCATCATGGCGCGCGACGCCGAAAGCTTCCGGCAATCCCGCACGCAGGTCGCGGCCGACATCGCCCGGGCTGTGTCCCTCGGCCGGAGGGGCATGTGATGGCTTTCCATGAAGTGCGCTTTCCCGACAACATCAGCCGCGGGGCACGTGGCGGACCGGAACGGCGAACCCAGATCGTGGAACTTGCGAGCGGTGACGAGGAACGCAACGCCAGCTGGGCCAACAGCCGTCGCCGGTATGATGTGGCTTACGGCATACGCCGCGCTGATGATCTCGCGGCGGTGGTGGCGTTCTTCGAGGCCCGCAACGGCCGCCTGCACGGGTTTCGCTACAAGGATTGGGCCGACTACAAATCTGCCCTGCCTTCTCATGCGATCACCGCGACGGACGATCAGATCGGCACCGGGACCGGTAGCCAGCAGAGCTTCCAACTGGCTAAACGCTACACCTCCGGCGCGCAGACATGGGTGCGGACCATCACCAAACCGGTGGCCGGGACCATCCGCGTCGCGCTGGGCATGGTCGAGCAGATGTCGGAATGGACCGTGGACACGACGACTGGCGTCGTCACCTTCACCACCGCCCCTGCGGGTGGGGTTATCGTCCGCGCTGGCTTCGAATTCGATGTGCCGGTCCGCTTCGACAGCGACACGCTGGATGTCACCCTCGACTTTGAACGGCTCGGGTCGATCACCTCCATCCCCCTGCTGGAGATCCGCAGATGAAAAACCTCTCCCCTGCGCTGCAGGCCCATCTCGATGATGGCACCACCACCTTGTCCTGGTGCTGGCGGATTTCTCGCGCGGATTGTGTCTCGCTGGGATTTACCGATCATGATCGCTCCCTCAGTTTCGATGGCACTGTGTTTGAGCCGGAGAGCGGGTTCGCCGCCTCGGAAATCCGCGCGGGTTCCGATCTGGCCGTTGATGCGCAAGATGCCACCGGCGTGCTGACCTCGGATCGCATCACGGAAACCGACATCCTCGACGGCCGCTGGGACAATGCGGCTGTCGAGTTGTGGCGGGTCAATTGGGCCGATACCAGCCAGCGCGTCTTGCTTCGTCGGGGTGCTGTCGGCCAAATCCGGCGCGGTCGAATGGCATTCGTCGCGGAAGTCCGGTCGCTGGCGCATGTGCTGGGCCAGACGGTCGGGCGGACGTTTCAGGCGGGGTGCGACGCCCGGTTGGGCGATGCGCGCTGCGGGATCGATCTGGAAAACAGCATCTACAAGGGCACGGGTGTGGTCACCGACCTTTTGCGCGACCGGGCGTTCATGGCCTCAGGGCTGTCCGGGTTTGACGCGGGTTGGTTCACTTCCGGCACACTCAGCTGGACAAGTGGCGCAAATGCAGGGCGCGTCACCGAACTGCTGGCACATGGCCTGGATGGCAGCATCGCCAGCCTGACCCTGCTGGAAGCGCCGGTGCGTGCCATCGCCGAGGGCGACGGCTTTGTCGCTCGCGCGGGTTGCGACAAGCGGATCGCCACCTGCAGCGCCAAGTTCGCGAATGTCGCCAATTTCCGGGGCTTCCCCAACATCCCAGGCCACGACACCGTACTGCGCTATGCCAGCCAGGACGGTGGCCACGAAGGAAACGTGCTGTGAGATGCCGTCATGTCGAGCAAGTGTTATTTGTGGTCCGACATGGCGCGGTCGGCGTCGGTATGTGTGGCCTATGCCGCC